AAACGCAATCGAAGCGGAATCTTTAAAATTAGATAATGCACCACCAAGTGTTTGTGATTGCATTTGCATACCTCCAAAAAACTTACCACCTTCAGATGCAGTTTCTTGCAATATCTTATTTAGAACATCAAAGGTTACACCACCATCAGCAACAAATTTATTAAAGGCTTTTCCTGTTAATCCAGTTTGCTCTTGCAACATTTCAAAAACCGGAATACCCCGTGATGCGAGTTGGCGTAAATCTTGCGTAAATGCAACTCCAACCGTTCTCGCTTGACCAAGTATTAAACTAATCTCGTTTATATTACTTCCAGTTGCAGCTGCAATATCTCCAAGGTATTGCAACGATTCCAATGCTTCATTTGCGCTAAACCCAAATGCCATTAATTGCGAACTTGCTTCGACTAAATCGCCAACTTCAAATGGAGTTTGTGCCGCAAAGGTTTTAATTCTTTCAAATACCGCTGCACCTTCTTCTGCGGATCCGGTTAAAACTCTTAATCGTGCTTCAAGTTGTTCAAATTGAATTGCGGAACTAACCGCAGCACCACCAGCACCGAGAATAGGTAAAGTTAAGGTTTGTGTAAGGTTTGAACCAAGACGCTGCATATCACGACCAAACCGCTCCATTTGTCTTTGTGCAGAACGTAGATTCTTTTGAAAGTTTTCAACTCGTAAACCTAATACAACATTTAAATCCCTTGCTGCCATATCTTATGCTTGACCGTGGTTCTTACGCATAATTGCGTCCATTCGTTTTCTCCATTCAAGTTGTTCTTTGCTCAATTCCCTTGTTTTTGGCTTTTCTTGTTTTTCCCAATCGAACTGAATTAAATCAGTCATTTTTATTGTTTTGCCCTTTCCACTATATGGTTGTAATCCTATTGTTGCTAACCATCTCGTTTGTTCCCATTTATTGCGGAACTCTAATTGCTTCATCTGGTTAAAACCTTTGATTGCATCCATCACCACCACAAAATCAGAATCTAAAAAATCTTGGTTGCTCATTCCCATCTGCCCGATTGCTATTCCTCTTATATCGCTCCAAGTCATTACTTGGTGTTTGTCAGATGCGCTTTTGTTCGGCTCGTTTTCGTTTTTTTTTCTGGACTTGGCATACTATTGCCGAATAAAGACATTATTCGATTAATCGCTTCCATATCTTCGTCCAGCTGATCGCACATATCTTCGAATGTCCATTTTAACTCAATCTTTTCTTTTCTATGTCCATCGCGTAACGCTTCGAATATCAACATTAATGTATTCTTGTAGTTGAGCGTTGCAGTTCCAAGTGTTAAAATAGAAATGCCCGTTTCCTCCTCAAAGCGAATCAAAGTCGCGTTGCCGAATGAAACAGGCACTTCCTTATTGTTTATTTTTGTAAATCTAACCATTTTGTATCCGTATTTGTGGTGTGTTCATTTATTATGCGTTTGTTCCTCTATAAACCGCTCCAGAGATAGTAAATGTTGCGGATACGGATGTATTATCTTCAACCGGAGTATTTACTTCCCAAGATGTACAATAAGCACTAAAGGAGTAGTAATTGTATCCGGATGTGTTTTCTGTCAAGGTCAAAGCTAAAACCGTTCCGTTATCTAATGCATCAAATAAAACATCCGGTTGTACGTTTGTTGATGTTTCATTATACAATGCTTCAACTGTCAAGGTTGCTGATTTTTGACCAGGTTTATTAGAAACCCAACCCGAACTTGGGGAATCCTTTGTAAGAATGTTTCTCATTTCGCGAGTTACGGATAAAGTTGCGGATGTAGCTTCACCTATTGCAGTAGTTCCATCCTTATATACCCGTAGGTCTGTACCGTTGATTATGTCATTAACTGCCATTTTTCTATGTTTTTATATTTAAAATAATTTACGTTTCTTTTTTCTTGGCATTGCTATATTTTCTTTCAATTCGATTATTTGCTTTTCTTTTTGGATTGCCTTTTCAACTCCGAATGGCAATACTTCTTCGCATATACCTTTATCGACCAACTCCAATGCTTTCTTCTTCATTATATGCGCTCGTAATCCTTTTGTAATTACTTTATTTGTAGCTGGATTTAACCAATCTTTTAAGAACAAAACTTCCATTACCTTTCACGTTTTAATCTAATGCTAAAATCTAATGATTTCCAAAATATTTCCAATTCTGCATTGTAATCTCCATCCCCTTCACCTACAAATCTAATCCTTTGTATTTGTTGCCCCTCAACCGTTCCTATATAAAAATCCAATGCACTTCTAACCGCATTTGAAAGTGATGTATTTTCATCATATTGGGTTGAATAGCAATCTATTTGGCAGCTAATTACATCTAATCCGCTAACTCCATCCTTACTCAAACTCTGCTCTGTATTCGTGATCGTATAAACCACGAAGGGAAATGTAGTATTTTGTGGAGCAGTAATTGGATAAATTCTATAATGTGCGAGATTATATACGCTACTATTATTAGAAAGCAGATTATAAATAACTTTACCCAATTCATTACTTGTTGCCATTATTTTATCTTCCCTTTTGCTATTTTTTCCAATCTTTTTTCAACTCCACGTTGAACCAATGCAAATACTATTCCTTGTGTTTGCCTTAAAGCTGCCCCAGTTACCTTATCTCCAAATGCTCTTGCACTTCCATATATCATATGCGCGTACCATCCGTTGTTTCTTTTTTCATTTGGATTTGGTATCGAAGTTTTTCTGTTTAGTAAATTACCTATAATTGCAACTGGTCCTTTTATTTTTGTTTTAACTTCTGAAATTATTTGAATTGAATATTTTAGGTTTCCAATTCCGTATTTACCACTTACTCGACCATAACCTTTTCCAGCTCGTTTTTTACCATTTATTTTTGGTGTCTTATATGTATATAAAACATTGCTTTTAAGTTTCTTTGGCGAAAATTGCCTTTCAATAGTATTATCTCTTTTTCTTGGATTAGCTACTGGTGTTAATTGCCTTGCTCGTTCTTTAACAACAATGGCAGCCGGATTTAATATGTTTCGTATTTCTTTAACGTCTTGAATATCTTTAATTAAACGGTCAACGTCCTTATTAAATGCAATTAAATCCGCTTGGCTCAAGTGAATCATCAGTTCCTCGTTTTTGCTTCAAGAATCATAAATTGCTTTTCTTGTTCCGGCAATATTCGTTCTATGTCATATACCTTTGAATCAAAACTAATCCGCATTTTTTCATTCAAATCAGTTCGGTATCTAACCGTAAACTCTACATTCCCAATCGCAGTTTCCCTCGCAACCATTTCCTTTTCGTCTGTGCCTACTCGTTTGTATTTAACCGCTGCCCAGACAGTAGCAAAGGTTGACCAAGATTTGTTTACTTGACCAGAAGCGGAACGAGTTTCGGTTACGGACTGAATTACAATCCGTTCATTCATCCTACCCAATACCTCGTTCTTTTTCCAGATCATATCCCTACGAATAAATTGTAATTTAATCTATCCAATAACGATTGCGAAGCGGAGTATTTCTCTTTTGCGTAATCGCTACGGTTATGGTACATATCCGATAAAACCAATCTTACGGCTTGTCGAATCGCAGCCGGAACATCAGAACTTGCATCTCCGTATCCAACTACATAAGTAACCGTAAGCGAATTAATTTCGGCTAATATATCCGGAAATACTTCTCCATAAGCTGGTGTGATTCGTGCGGCTTTCCGATGCAAATCCACTTTGTATAAGGAACTACTCCAAGTCTGTTCTACCTCTGATGTATCAGTATAAACAATGGATGTAACCGATTGAACCGGATGCGAAGTCAGATACATAGTAGGAAACAAATCTGTTATTTTCGCTTTTGGAACTTTATCAAAAACTTCCGAAACAGTTTGCGTAATAAATTTTTGACCCAGGTATTCTTCGCAAAAATTCGTAGCAGCCAAAACAAGGTCATCAATAAGCGTATCATCTGCGGATGTGTCTAATTTTAAATAGTTCTTTGCCTCACTGGTTGTGAGCATTGGTGTAGATGGACCCGATGTTACCTTATAATATCCCATTATTTAGTTTTACGCGTTGTTCTTTTTTTAGCTTGTGTAGTTGCGGATTCGGCTTCGGTTGATGTTTTGGTTTCAACCTTTTTTGTTGGTGTATCAACCAAAACCGCGTAGCCTTCTTTTATTAATTTATCTGCCAATTCTTTGTGAACAAGTCCAGAATGACCAGCATTATAAGCCATTCTGA